CCCGTCGTGGCCGGCGTCCTCGCCCCCTTCCTGGGCTCCGACGCCCAACTCGCCGTCGACCTCGCCTACCTGGGCACCGCCGGCGTCCTGACCGCGAACATCGGCGACCTCCTCCCGCAGCACGTTCTCGACCAGCTCCCCGCCGGGGACATCCTTCAAGCGCACCGCCTGCCCATGTTCGTCTCCACCCTCACCACCGGCATCGCCCTCGGGATGGGCACCTTCTCCGGCGGCCCGGGCACCGACGCCCTCATGGCTGGCATCCTCGACATCCCCGCAAACCCGCTGCCCGGCATCGTCTCCCTCGCCTGGTGGAGCGCTGTCTCCCTCGTGCCCTGGCAGCTGCGCCGCTTCCTGCGCCGCCGCAGGCCCCGCGCCGCCCACCAGACGGCCATCGCACCCGCGGCCACCCCCCCGCACCTTCCGGCGCCACTCACCGACCCGCAGAAGATCGCCCGCCGCTGGCACGACTACATCTCCAACCCCCACACCGGCAGCCACAAACAGCAACACCTCACCGTCCACCACGCCACAGCCACCCGTTGGATCGGCACCATCACCGCACCCCCCGGCGCCAGCGTCACCGTCACCAAAGACGTCATCTCCTCCGTCTACCGACCCGTCCCCGCCGAATGGATCACCTTCCGCAAGGGGGCCCACGCTGGGGAACGCCACATCGCTGTCAACCTCACCGCACCCACCGAGCTGAACACCAACACCCTGACCGGCGCCTGGAAGAAATGGGCGGCACGCTCCGGCGGCGTCATGGACGGCACCCACCTCGAGCAGGCCCAGCCCGACCCCGGCACCGGCGGCGAAGTCGCCTACGTCGTCGCCAACGACGACACCGACGCCCTGCCCACCCCCAACATGCGCGACCTCGTCGGCGCACTGCGCACCAACCACCTCCTCCTGTCCTACGAACCCACCAACAACCCCCGCACCGCCGTCGTCCGCCTGATGAAGGAGAACCCCCTCCGCGCCGGCATCCCCTTCCCCGGCCCAAACGCCCTCCTGCCCTCCACCGGCGGCTACTTCCGCATCGGCCGCGCCGTCTCCGGCCGCCCCGTCCGCGCCCAGCTCCTCGACCCCAAACTCGGCGCCCGTCACCTCTTCGTCTCCGGCGTCACCGGCTCCGGCAAGGGCGGCGTCCTCCAGCTCATCGCCCTCGCCGCGCACCTCGCCGGCGCCGTCATCATCTACGCCGACCCCAAGGGCTCCTCCAACCCCGCTATCGAGAAGATGGCCGCCTACACCGGACTCGGCGAAGACGGCGCCATGGGCGCTCTCCTCCTTGCCGAGGCGCTCGTCAAGCACCGCATTGACCTCACCGGCCAGATGAAGCAGAAGAACTTCGACCCGCAGGTCATGTTGCACGTCGTGTTCATCGGCGACGAGATCTCCACCCTCCTCGGCGAGAAGGCCAAACACCGGGCGCGCGCCACCCAGGCCGTCGGCCTCATCGCCAAGAAGGGACGCTCCCTCGGCGTCTCCGAAGTCCTCGCCAACCAACTCCTGCAGCTCGCCGAAGTGGGCGGCGACTCCGCCATCCGCGACAACATCGTCGGCTCCGGCGGATCCATCATGCTGCGCTCCGACTCCTCCCAGCGCCACCTCATCGACCTGCCCCCCGGCATGGAATCCGTCAACCCCGCCGACATCCCCGCCACCTGGACCGGAGACGACACCGGCACCCTCGTCTACACCGACGACGTCCACATCGAAGACCCCGAATCCACCTTCGGCCTCGGCTACTTCATGACCACCGACGGCGTCTGCGCCATGGGCCGCACCTACGACCTCGAGGACGCCAGCGCCTACATCAACGAAGACCGCATCACCGTCCCCTCCGACTGGCCCGACTGGGACGACCGCCACACCCTGGTCGCCGAACTCATGGCCGGAGACGACACCGACCCGGACACCGATCCGGACGGCGGACCCGCCTTCCTCATCACGTCCGCCCCGAAGAAGCCCGCCAGCGCCGACGACAAGATCCTGGCGGCCCTGAACAACCTGGCCGACCCGGCCGGCATCGACATCAACTACAGCCACAAGGACCAGATCGGCGCCCTCGCCAAACTTGAGGGATCCACCCTCGACAACGCCCTGTCCCGCCTCACCAAGACCGGGAAGATCCACCGGCAGAAGAAGGACGGCAAGGAAGTCCGCGGCTACTACGGCCTCGGCCCCGGCACGGACGACACCACCGACCCGGAGGACGACACCCAATGACCGCCACCCAGCACACGCCCCGCCGCAGGCCCCGCACACGGAGCGGCCATGGCCGCCGGTTACCCCGCCTCGGCTGGTGGTGGCTCGGTGCCGCCCTCATCGCAATCGGCATCGCCAAGACCTGGCCCATCATCACCGCCCTGGTCGTCGGCGTGGCCGCCATCGGCCTCGTCATCGCTGCGCGCCGCCCCGCCTGGCTCCAGCGCGCCGCACACCGCCTCCCCGACATCAACGTCCAGCGCACCCACCTCCCCGCCCGCGGCCACCGCACCCTCCACACCTTCCAGCGCATGACCCCCGCCCGCTTCGAACACGCCATCACCGCCCTCGCCCGCGAAGACCACCACCACGTCGCCCACGCCGAACAAACCGGACAAACAGGCGACCGCGGCGCCGACGTCCTCATCACCCTCCACAACGGCCGCCGCATCCTCATCCAGTGCAAGCACTACCGACCCGGCAACAACGTCAGCGGCCCCACCGTCCGCGAAATCGTCGGCTCCGTCATCGCCCACCGCTGCCACGCCGGCATCATCGTCACCACCTCCGCCTTCACCGCCGAAGCCCTCGCCACCAACGCCGACCTCGGCCGCAACGCCCTCGCACTCATCGACGGCCACGGCCTCGAGCAGTGGGCCAACGGCGGCACCCCACCCTGGACCTGAACCGCGCCCAGGGGAAGACCCTCAGACAAACCGCCCCCCATACGGCAGCATCAAACACGTCAGCCCAGGTGCTCGGCCGTCCCCCGCCCCAGCACCCAGGCACCACGGCCCCGTCACCAACCTTCCCCCGGTGACGGGGTCGACCCACACCCAGGAGAACCCCGCCCATGAACCCCACACCCCTCCTCCAAGGCGCCCTCAGCATCACCATCCTCGCCAACCTCACCCTCGCCTACGACACCTGGCGACACCGCCAACACCGCTGGAACACCTGGCACTACCACGCCACCACCCGACGCTGGGGCATCGGACCCGTCGGACACCACACCTGGCGAGGAACCATCGGCATCAGCATCGTCCTCGCAGGCCACGGATACGCCCTCCACAGATGGCCCGAAAACCCGGACCGGTCCAGCTCAGAATCGCGCGCGTGAGCAGCAGAAAGGGAACGTCATGCCTGACCTGTACGGCTGGATCCAGGAGCGGATCACGGCAACCGAGCGGAGCGTCCGCGACCAGGAGAGCGCCCTGCGGCAGATCCACCTGGGCGCCGACAACGTTGCGCGCGTCGTCTTCCGCCGGTGTGCGGCGGACCGGAATCTCCTCGAGGTGCATAGGCCGCGTGGCGTCGGCTGGAGCTCTGAGGACCGCGCCTGGGGCGGTGACCCGAACGTGTGTGAGGGATGCGGGCAGGAAGGCATCTGTCAGGACTGGGTGACCGCGCACGCCAACGACTGCCCGGTCCTCCTGGCCGTGGCGGAGGGCTACGGACTCACGGAGGAGATCCTGGCGGCCTTGGAGCGGCCGGAGTGGGTGCCGCGAAGGCCGGATGGGCCGTCGGTGCTGGGTGTGGCGGTCAGCGAAGTGTGGGCCGAGGCGCTCCGTGCGTCGCTCACCGCCGAGCTGGTGCCCGCAGAGGTGCTGGCCGCGGAGACGAGCCCGCAGGAGAAGGCGATGCGCATCCTCGGGCCCGAGCTGCGCACTATCCCGCTCTACCAGTCGGCTGGGGAGGAGGGAACTTCATGAAGCAACCCCCGCGTTCAGCCCGTGAGCTTCTCGCCGATCACGGCCTGCCCGAAGACGTCATCAAGGAAGTACTCGACACCCACGCCCACGAGCTGGCCGAGCGCATCCGGAACGTTCACGGTTCCGGGGAGGGTGATTCGTGGAACTGGTGGGACGCGGCTGACATTCCAGCGGCTTGCGCCGACCTGATCGACCCGAACAAGACTCCGTAAGTTACCTGCTGGTTCGGATGCGACCTGCGGAAACGCGGCATAGGTGGGCAGGCTATGGGGGAGAGGAAGGTGATCCCCATGCCGGGAAACCGGGGCAAAGTACGCAGCCAGGCGCAATGGAGGTGGATGTGGGCGACGAAGAAGCCGTTCGCCCGCCGCTGGAGCAACGCGCGTAAGCGCACGTACGGCAAGAAGACCGACTTCCGAACGCTACCGCCGCGCCGAGGCGTCCGACGCCGCTGACCCGCGCAAGCCCCCGCCCACCTAACTTCCGCAACAAGAAACCCCGCTCACGAGGAGCGGGGCTCTACGTGGGGTCTGAGACCCTTGGCCATCAACGTCGCGGAACGCTGGGCTCAGGCGTGCACGTCCTGCCGTGATTCGACTGTAGCCCGTTGCGGCACGGCTGTTCCCCCTGTCCCATCAGGACCGCGATGCCGTCGAACTCCTCGGCAGGCTTGAAGAACCCGCAGCCCGCGGCCGTGCACTTCCAGCCGAGCCGCGTCGGATCCTTGGCCAGCAGATGCTGATGCCCGCTCATGCTGCCGCCCCCTGCGCCTGCCTGGGGTCGGCCGGGTCCCCGGGCTCCTGCCCGTCTCCCGCGTCCTCGGGTGCGCCGTCCTCGCCCGCGGCTGTCGGGTCCTGGCCGTCCGGGCCGCCCGCGGTTGCCGTGCCGAACGGGTCGCCGGCCGGGATCGGGTTCGCCACAGCATGGTCATCCCGGATCCGCGCCACCTCCTCCGCCACATCCTCGTCGTCCCACTCCGGATGCAGCGTCTTCACCTTCATCCACGTCGAGATCGCCCCCGCCGTCTCCAAGAACGACAACGTCCGCGCGGTCGCCTCCGGGTCCGGCTGGACAGCCTGCGGCCACGACGCCGTCAACTCCGCCGCAGGGTCGATGCCCTTCGCCCCGCAGTTCACCGCATCCACCCACAGCATCGTCGTCAGCACGTCCAACAGTGCCGGCCGCTGATACAGGATCTTCAGACCGCGGGTCGTCAACGACTGCTTCTCCCGCGCGGCGACCTCCGTCGCCGTCACCGCCACATTCCCCTCGTCACCGAACGACTGCGCGCTGTACCCGGCGCTGGACAGGATCTGCCCGCGCAGCGCGTTACACGTCCGCTCATGCTCCTCCACCCGGATCGCGAACTGGTTCATCGCCAGGGAAGACGCGCCGGACCCGTCGTCCAGCATGTTCAACTGCACGAACACCTCACGGTCCAGGTCGAACAGGCCGCCGCCGCCCGGGCCTTCCACCTCGAGCATCGACTGCGGCAGCATGATCCGCGCCTTCCCCAGCCGCAAATCGCGCATCCATGACGTCCAGGCCTCGTCGAGGCTGCCCATCAGGGACTCGATGCCCGCGAAGTCGCTGCGGCCGAAAGCCTTCGCTTCCGGCAGGTGATCCCAGCACCGGTTGGGCCCCACATTCGGCATGTAGCTGACGAGCAGCCGGGGAACGCCCGTCGCCACCACGCCGTTCTGGTCGACCCGGCCCACCAGATCCTCGGCCTCCGGATGGTCGTCCAACGCCATCATCATGCCCAGTGTGTCCGCATCCCCCCGATACAGCCCGTACTCGATGCTGCCGGGCTCGTGCCGCTCCAGCAGCCGCCACACCTCCGTCGTCCCCCCCTGCGGCGCCAGCTCCCGCCACACCGTCGCCGCCGCCAGCTGCCCCCACCGCCACTCCGGGACCACCGCATCCGGGCCCAGCACATCCATCCACGGCCGCGGCCGCAGCGACAGGTCCCACACCACCCGCACATACACCCCCGACAGCGCCGCCGAAATCTCCGCACCCTCCCGCAACGACGCATGCCCCCGGTCATCCAGATACCGGTGGATCTGATCCTGCGTCGCCACCAACGCCTCAGCCCCGGCAACCGAGTCCGTGTCCACCGTCACCGACGGAATATCCGCCCACAACAGATTCGCCGACAGCTCAGCAATGTCCGCGGCGATCGGAATGTGCAGCTTCGCGTGCGGCTGCCCCGGCGTGATCGGCTCCCCCCAGAACATCCGCGCCAGGCCGCCCACGATCCCGCCCCGGAACTGGGCCGGCTTGTTCAGGTCGAAGAAGGTCCGCGCCTTCGCGTTCGACATGAACGCCGCCGGCCCGCCATACACCTGCGCCAGATGGTTCGTGTCCCCCCCGTACCAGGCGCGCCAGGTCTCGATGTCAGCGAACGGCTCATGGAACTGGACGGGCGGCCACACGGTCTTCCCGGACGGCGGCAGCGGCATGACGATCTCCTTCGGGAGGGGAGGGGTTAGGCGGCGAGGGCGAGATGCCGGTGCCACAGAGCACGAGTGGTGAAGATTCCGTAGCGGAGTGCGTCGACCCCGTGGTCGGCGACCTTCAGGGGCTGCTCGATACCCCGCAGGGCAGCCTGGTCATCCCACGAGTAGCCGCCGATCTCCTGGATCAGCGCCTTGCACGAGGCGTGCACCAACAGCTTGTTGGAGGCCAGGACGCTCGAGACGGTGCGGATACCGTCCATCACGTCGTTCTTCGCCGGCGTCGGGGTGAGCTTGTCCCGCCGCAACTGGGCCGTGAACGAGGCTGCGGACGGGTCGACGGTGACGAACTGCGGGCGCACCGCGCCGATCCCGGTAACGTCCTGCAGCCAGCCCCGCAGCCGCTCGCTGTATTCGGCGTCGGTGAGCTGCTTGCGGGTCTGCCGCGCCTCGTAGCGCCACTCCGCGGCCGCGTACAAGCGCCGGTCCCGGCCCAGGCCCAGCAGCACGGCGTGGAACGGGTTCGAGGTCCCGTAGTCCACGCCGAGGCTGATCCACCGGTGGATGCCCTGCTCCGGGAGGCTGGTGACGATGTGCCGCTCCCGGTCCCACGCGTCATAGATCGCACCCTCCGCCGCCACCCACTCCCCGAGGATGAACCGGCGGTAGAACAACCCCTCGTGCATCGCCTTGATGTCGGCGACGTAGTCCGGATCCAGGAACGGGTTGTCGTCGATCGTGAACGAGAACCGGCGCAGCGGCTTCTTGCCCTCCTGCGACAGCCAGTCCCGCATGAACCAGTGCGCCGGATTGTCCGGGTTGGTCGTGCAGAACAGTTGCGCGCCGCGGACCGACATGCGGCCCAGGAGCTGCTCGAAGAACACCTGCGGGACCAGCGTCACCTCGTCCACGTACGCGCCACACAGCGTCATACCGCGGATCTTCGGCTCCGACTTGGCATCGTTCGCGCCGATCACATGCACCGTCCGCCCCAGGATCGAAGCGGTCGGCGCGCCCGGCGTGTACTGGATCAGCGCTGCGATGTCCCCGAACAGGGCAGGGTCCTGCAGCGGCAGGAACAGGTTGCGGTGGATGGTCTGCGTGGTCTTCCCGATGATGACGAGCTCGCCCGTCGTCGGCGCGTTCGCCACGAAGATCAGCCACTTCAGCAGGGAAGCGATCGTCTTCCCCGACCGGATCGCACCCTCCCAGCAGCAAATCTTCACCGTCGCCTCAGCAACCGACCGGATCTGCTTCCGGGACAAGGGCAGCGACTCCAGCGTGGTCACGGTCAGCCCTCGCCGTCGTCCCCGGCCAGTTCCGCCTCACGCTCATCCTCATTGCGCGAGAACGCCGACAGCGCCTCCCCCAGCGACCCGAGCATGCTCTTGGCCGCATCCAGGTTCGACGACTCCTGCTCCGGCAGCAGCTTCATCACCCGGTCGATCGCCGTCGCCGCCGTCGACATCAAAGCCCGCTTCTCCGCCGCAGGCGCCTCATCGAACTCGTGCTCCTCGTACGTGTTGTCCTTGCCGCCGAAGGAGTAGACGGTCGTCGGCTGCCACATCTGCGCGCGGAGCTTTTCGGCATCCCCCAGGAGGTCCTCGGCCAGCAGCGACTTGCGCTCCGCGATGTCGGCCAGGCGTGCCTTCGTCGCAGCCTCGATCTTCGACCGGTCGAAGGTGAGACCCAGGTACTCGGCTGTCCGGGACACGGACACGGGCGGCTGCCCGATCTCGCGGGCGATCTGGTTACGGCCGTAGCCGAGCGCGTGCAGCTCACGCACTCGGTCGTGGAACTCTTCAGGGAGAGGCCAGGGTGCGGGCATCATGCGGTCCTTCGGGCGGGAGCGGGGGAGAAGCTGGCGCGGGCGCGCTGCTGCAGCAGGACGGGCAGCGAGGGGCCGCTGGTGACCCAGCGCGGATGCCACGGGATCACTCCGCACCTGCAGTGCGGATGGCGTGGCGGCGAGGTGATGGGGTTGAGGAACACGGTGCGCTTCGGGTCGAGGGACAGGCCGCCGGGGAACATTCCGCCCGGGCGGACCGTGCGGCCCGCGTAGGCGGCGCAGGCTGGGCAGGCGCCCGGCTCGGCCACCCACAGCATCCGCACCCCGGGCCCGAGGTGACGGGCCACCAGGAGCGCGGCGTGGGCGGCAGCGGAGGTGATGGCGACGGCGACGCCCGCGGTGATGCGGGTGACCGCGCGCCGTGCGCGGGCGAACACCGACTTGAGGCCGGCGAGTCCGTACGCGGTGAGCGCGGCCGTCGTCAGCAGGGCCAGGGCGTGGGAGTGCTCCTCCTGCACCGCGGCCGGAATGCCCCCAGCGGCGCGGTCGGCGGGGGCGCCGGTCTCCGGCGGGATGTCGGTGGGGGGAACACCGCGGAGCATTCCGACGATCCTGGAGGTGTGCTGAACACCCATGGCGGCGGCGGTGTAGGCGGCGCGCTGCGCCTCCGCCATCGCGTACGCGCCCTGGCCGTGGAAGGCGGCGGCGAGGGCTTTGCGGATGTGCTCGATGAGCGCTGCGAGTTCGGCCGGGGCGGGCAGGTGCTGGGTGGCGGTGGTGGCGAGGAGCCACCGGCTGGTGGCGTCCGCCTGGGCGTCCGTGAGGGCCTTGGCCAGGGGGCGGGCTGCTGCGGCGGCGTGGCGGTGTTCGAGCGCGCGGAGTTGGGCGGGCTGGCGCTGTGCGGTGTCGGCGATGTTCTTGGTGGACTCCACCACACCACCCCCTAAAGATCCGTGGATTCAAAGGCTATCTTGCAATCTCGCCTTTGATTGTGCAGCATAGGGCCTAGGTTTGGGTTAGCATCCATGCCAACACGTGTGCGGACAAGGCTCCGCCGCCCCGCGTGCAGGCAGCCCAAGGAGGCCCCGGATGACGACCCCCGCCCAGCCCACGAGCACGCCCGCAGGCCCCGGCAGCCAGCCGGCCACCCCGCCCGCGCCCGACGGCACTCCCGCGCCGACTCCGCCAGAGCCGGCCGCACCCGCAACACCGCCCGCTCCTCCCGCATCTCCCGCCGAACCCCCGGCCGCGGAGCCGCCGACCGAACCCAAGGCCAAGGCGCCCAAGTTCGAAGGCGACTTCGACCCCGAGAAGTTCCAAAAGCTCGTGGAGAACATCCGCGGCGACGTCGAAGCCGAGAAGGCCAAGCGCATCGCAGCGGAGAAGAAGGCCGAAGAGCAGCAGGCCGACCTGATGAAGAAGGTCGCCGCGGCGTTCGGTCTCGACACCGGCGAGGAGAAGCCGCCCACCCCTGAAGAGCTCACCGCGAAGCTGGCCGAAGAGCAGTCCCGGACCAAGGAGTTCGAGGACGCCGCCCGCCAGACCCAGGTGGAGCTCGCCGTCTACAAGTCGGCCGGGAAGCACGGCGGCGACCCCGACAGCCTTCTGGACTCCCGGGGCTTCGCCCAGGCCATCGCCAAGCTCGACCCGTCCGCTCCTGACTTCGCTGCCAGCGTGGAGCAGGCGGTCAAGCAGGCGGTGGAGGCGAACCCGAAGCTTGCCGCGAAGGCGGCCGAGCCGAAGCCCGCAGTCCCCGCGGGGGGTGCGCCGATGGACGGGGCCCCGGGTCAGAAGCGGCAGCTGGGTGCGGAGGACGTCAAGCGGATGAACCCCGAACAAATCACCAAGGCCGTGGCAGAGGGACGCCTCAACGCGTATCTGGGCGGCGGCCGGTAGGCCACTAGGAGCCTCCGTTGTCGATCAACAACTTCAAGCCGGAGATCTGGTCTGCCCAGCTTCTCGTGGCTCTTCGCAACGCCCTCGTCTACGCGCAGCCGCAGCTCGTCAACCGCAACTATGAGGGTGAGATCAGCTCGCACGGCCAGTCCGTGCACATCACCACCATCGGCGACCCGACGATCTTCGACTACGACTCGGGTGACACCCTCAACTACGAGGACGTCGAGACCGCGGGCACTGACCTGGTCATCGACCAGGCCAAGGCCTTCGCGTTCAAGATCGACGACGTGGACAAGGCGCAGGCCCTCCTCAACCCCATGGCGCAGATGGCGCAGAACGCCGCCTACGGCCTGCGCGACCGGGCCGACGCCTACGTCGCCTCCCTCTACACCGGTGTCGCCTCCGCCAACACCATCGGCTCGACCGGCTCTCCCGTCGTCCTCACCTCCACCCCGACCGACGCCTACGACAAGGTCCTCGTCCCGCTGCGCACCAAGCTCAACCGGGCCAACGTCCCCTCCGAGGGCCGCTACGTCGTCGGCTCCCCGGAGTACATCGGCGACCTGCTGCGCGACTCCCGCTTCATCAAGGTCAACGAGTCCGGCGACGGAGGCCAGGCCCTCCGCAACGGCATGGTCGGCCGCGCCGCAGGCTTCGACATCCTCGAGTCGAACAACACCCCCAACCCCACCGGCAGCGTCCAGGTCATCCAGGCCGGCTACCCCGGGGCCATCACCTACGCCGAGCAGATCCTCGAGACCGAGGCGCTGCGCCTGCAGTCGACGATCGCCGACGCCGTCCGCGGTCTCCACGTCTACGGCGGGAAGCTCCTGCGCCCCACCGGCATCGCCGTCGCCTTCGTCAACCCCTGAGCCCTCCCAGGGCACTGAACACCCTCGTGCGCTGAACCCCTAGGAGGCCTCTCATGGCGCGCACCGCCGTCAGCTACACCCCGTTCGTCCCCAACAGCCACCTCACCGACGTTGCCGGGACGACCATCGACTCCACCCTCGTCACCAACGGTGTCGTCATCAACGGCGCCGACCCCGAGCACACCCTGATCCGGGTCACGAACACGGCGACCGGCGCGAAGAACGTCTTCGTGCGCACCGGCTCCGGCATCCAGGCGTGGATGGCCGGACAGGGCGACCTGACCGTCTCCGTCGGCGCGAACACGGGCAAGGAGTTCCTCGGCCCGTTCACCAGCGCCCACTACCAGCAGGACGGCTCGACCCTGTACGTGGACTTCGAGTCCGGGTTCACGGGCACGATCACCGTCTTCAAGATGCCGAAGGCGTGGAACTGACCCATGGCCTCCCGCGAATACCAGGGCAGTGGAGGGCTCCGGCTCACGCTGGATGACCCGCTGTCCCCGGAGATGGCGAAGCAGGTTGCCACCGGCAAGCTGAGCCCGGTCGACGGCAAGACGGTTGACGTCGAGGCCGGCAACAAGTCCCTCGTGGTGGTGCACGGCTCGGAGGCGGACACCATCAACCGGGTCGGTGACCACCGTGCCGCACCCGGCGAGAAGCCGGGCGACGACGCGCACCCGGGGGAGTGGGCCACCTACGCGGTCGCTCTCGGTCTCAACGCCAGCCAGGCGTCCACCCTCACCCGCACCCAGCTCCAGGAGTGGGTGGAGGCGCATGAGAAGGCGCTCGGGGAGGGGCAGGAGGCTCCGGTCCCCAACGAGGACGCCGAATCCCCTGCCACGCCCGCCGAAGAGCTGCCCGAGCGGCCCGCGAAGAACGCCACCGTGGCCGACTGGCGCGCCCACGCGATCGCCCTCGGCATGGACCCGGACCAGGCCAAGGACGCCACCAAGGCCGAATGCCAGGACTACACGCAGGTCGTCGAGGACGCCCGCACCAGCGCCCAGCCGACCGGCGACACCGAGCAGGCGGGCGAGTAGGCCATGGCGTACGCGACGATCAGCGACCTCGAGGCGTGGCTCGCCCCCGAGCCCGCCCCGGCGAACGCGCTGCGCCTGCTCGAGCAGGCCTCCGACGCGATCGACGCCGCCCTGATCGGCGCCATGTACGAACCCACCGACCTCACCGTCCAGGACGTGCTGCGCAAGGCGTGCGTGCGGCAGGTCCACTGGATGATCGAGCGGGGAGATGAGACCGGCGCCCAGGACGACGTGCAGTCCATGACCACCGGGCAACGCTCGATCACCCGCCGCGCTCCCGCCGGCGGAACCTCGCCAGCGCAGAAGATCGGCCCCCAGGCCGCGCTCGTGCTGCGGAACTCCGGCCTGCTGACCATGTGGCCGCTGGTGATCGGATGATCGGGAACATCGGCCGGCAGACCGTCACCCTGCTCGACGCGCCCCTGGTGGCGGGCGACTACAACACCACCGTCCGCGACTGGGAACACGCCACATCGACACCGATCCCCGGCTGCACGGTCGACTACATGTTCGCCACCCGCACCAAGCAGGCCGGCGACCAGACCATCACCCGCGCCCAGCTCTACCTGCCCCGCACCGCCCCGACTGTGCTTCCCCAGCACCGCATCCAGTGGGACGGCCGCACCTGGGACATCGACGGCGTGCCAGCCCATGTGGAGCAGTCGGGGCCGCTGGACGGGCAGGCCATCACGCTGCTGGAGGTGAAGGGCGCATGAGCAGCGAAGTCAGCATCGACGTCTTCGTCGACGAGGACGCCCTCCACGACCTGCCGCACACCGATGTCGTGCAGCACGATCTCGCGCAGCGCATGGACCGGGTGGTGGAGGTCGCCCAGTCCATCGCCCCCGTCGACACCGGCCGCTACAAGGCGTCCATCCACCGCGTGCCCGAACCCGGCGCGGACGGCGAGGTGTTCGTCGAGGCGAACGTGCCCTACGCGATCTACGTGGAGCACGGCACCCGGCAGACCGACCGCAACGGCCGCTCCATCCACCCACCGCACTACACCCTGTCGACCGCACTCGACGCCGCAGGCGGAGACCACTGATGCGATCACTGACGAAGGAGTACCGCCATGGCTGAGAACCCGGCAGACCAGGTCACCGTGGAGCTGACGTTCTGGCACAAGGGCAAGGTGCCCGGCGACCGTGTGCAGGTCCGCCGCGACGAACTGCCGATGTGGCGCGGCTTCGGCGTCCCCGTGGAGGACACACAGGACAAGCCCGCCGACATGGCAGACCAGACGCCGGAGCCGGCGGCGGAGCCGGTGAAGGCCGACGAGCCGGCCGCCGCCCCCGCAACGCCTGCCAAGGCGTCCTCGAACAGGGCCAAGTAGGCGATACGCCGTGTCCACGCCGGTCCAGCTCCCCGACGGAAAGCAGGTCGCCATCGACCTGCTCGCCGCCGCGCTCGGCAGCGCCGCCCTCGTCGTGGCGGAACTACCGGAAGGCGAGGAGTTCAACCAGACCCTCGCAGCGCATGGCGGCATCGTTCGGGTCCTGCGCATCGGCGGCACCGCAGATCTGCGGGGCTGGTCCGATCCATCTGCCAGGGACCAGCCCCGCTTCTCCATCGACTGCTACGCGCCCATGAAGCCCGCCCTCGGCGCCGCGATGCGGCTGGCCTTGCGGGTGCGCAGCGAGTGGGAGCTGCTGCCCGGCCAAGCAACCGCCGACGGACGCGTCACCGGCACCAGCGAGGAGACCGGCCCGCAAGACCGCCCGGAGGAACCCAACACGGGTGTCCGACGGGTCGGCATGACCCTGGGGATGAGCGTGCGCCCACCCCGAACCCCAAGCTAGGAGGCCCGTCGTGGGCAACGCAGACAACATCAAGATTGGCGTCAAGGGCCGCGCCTACGTCGCCCCCATCGGAACCACCTTCCCCACCAGCCCGACCGTTGCGTGGGGAACCGGCTGGGTCGACCTCGGCTACATGCACACCGACGGCCTCGAGGAGGCCCTCAACGAGGACCGCACCGAGATCCAGGCCTGGGGTGAGGAGGCGGCGGTCAAGACCCGGGTGAAGAACCGCGACTCCACCTTCAAGATCACATTTTTGGAGACGACCGCGGAACTCCTCCAGCTGTACTACGCCGTGCAGGCCGCCGACATGACCAGCACTCCCGCCGTCACCGGCCCGCCCGCCGTCCCCCAGTTCCTCAGCTTCGGCACCGGCCAGGCCAGCCCCAGCATCGAGACGGCGCTGGGCATCGACATCATCGAGGACGACGAGATCGAACGCATCATGATCGCCCGCGCGGACGTCTCCGACCGCGCCAACCGCAAGCGCAGCGCGTCCGACGCCAGCTCCTTCGAGCTGACGTTCAAGCCGCTCGCCGCCCCGTCCGGCGGCCAGGCCGTCCAGCGGTTCCTCACCAACGTCACCCTCACCTAACCCCAGGCTGGTGGCCTGCTGAGCTCACATCCCTGGGCGGGGGCGGCACAGCAGGCCACCTGAACCAGTCCCCGCCCAAGCCCCTGCCCAAGGAAGAAGAACCCGCCGTGTCCAAGCCCAACCGCAAGGTCATCCGCCTCCAGCAGATGCGCGCCCAGGTCGCCCAGGCCGCAGGCATCAAGTACGTCGACGTCGTCTACGAGATCCCCTCCGGCGACCCGCTCGCCCTGCCGGTGGAGCGCACCTGCTCCTTCCTCACCCAGGACTACTGGCCCGTCGACGTCGTCCGCAGCGTCGACGACGCCGGCGGCAACAGCGCCCAGATCGAAGTCCTGCGCAAGGTCGCCTCCCCGCCGGAGGCCTTCGACGAACTCGTCTCCGTGGCCGGGTTGACGGTGGGCGAGCTGAAGGAACTCATCGACGAACTCGGCAAGGAGGCGGGCACCGACGAGGGGGAAGGCGCTGGCTCCTCCAGCTCCTCGACGAGCACGCAGGAGCCGTCCGCGCCGACCTCCAGCGCTACTACCCCGGCCGCCGCCTAGAGGAATTCTGGGCCCACTCGTGGGGGGAGGGAACGATGACCTGGGCCGAACTCCGCGACCTCGTCAACGCCCTCCCCGAGGACTCCGCCACCAAGGCCGCCGCCACCGGCGACCGGGACGGATACCGGTGGTCGCAACAGACCTACCTGGCCGCGACCACCGTCAACCTCCTCCAGCTGATCGCGCAAACCCTGTGGAAGGCCCACCTGAAGGGCGACCCCCCGCAGATGACGGCGGTGGCGCCGCCCAAGCTCGCCGCCGACGAGGAACGCGACCAGCTCGCCGAGGCGCGCAACGCCCGCAACCGGGCCGTCCTCGAGCGCCTCGCCCCCCAGCACGGGCCAGTCGACCGAGCAGCACAGCAGGCGGAGATCGACCAGTGGATGGCCCGGATCCGCGAACTCCAGGCACGGAAGAAGTAGGAGAGGGAGGGCGGCATGGCGGACGCCACGCTCGTCGGCTCCACCCGGGTCAGCCTGATCCCGGACATGAGCCAGTTCGGCGACCGGCTCCGTATCGAGCTGCCCTCCGCGATCCGCGAACCCGCCCGCGCCGCAGGCGACCTCGCCGGGGACACGATCCGCAACGCCATATCCAGGAAGCTGGCCAAGCCGATCGGCGTGAAGGTCCGCGTCGACCTGGACGACAAGGCGGCCCTGACCAGCCTGCGCCGTCTGACCGAGGACCGCAGGGTCAAGGTGACGGTCGACCTCGACGACAAGGCTGCCGTCGCGGGCCTCACCCGGCTGACCGCCGACCGCAAGGTCAAGGTCATCGCGGAGGTCGACGACTCCGCGGCCAGAGCCAAACTGTCCGCCCTGTCGGGGCAGCACACCGTCGACATCCTCCCGAAGATCCAGGAGGCCGCCTACCGGCAGGCCGAGCAGCAGCTGGTCCGCCTCACCCGGGACCGGGTCGTCACCATCCGCGCCAGTGTGGACACCCGCGTCGGCGCCAACGAAATCAACAACCTGATCCGCAGGCGGCAGGTCCGCATCGACGCCGACGTTGACACCCGCGTCGGCGCCGCCTCCCTCGCCAACCTCACCCGCCGCCGCACCATGACGATCCAGGCCGACCTCGACGACCGGGCCGCAGCCACCCGCATCACGGCGCTGACCCGGGACCGAAACGTCAACGTCCGCGTCAACGCCCTCGGCCTGGGCGCACTGACCGGTCAGCTCGGCTCCCTCGGGTCGTCCGGGTCCGGCGGCAGCAGCGGCATCGCCTCCCTCGCCGGCACCGTCCTCAAGTTCACTGCGATCGCGGCGACCGCCGCACCCACCATCGCCTCCCTCGGCCAGGCCCTCCTCCAACTCGGACCGCTCGCGGCGACCGCCGCACCCGCCGTGGCCGCGCTCGGCGGGGTGTTCGCCACGTTGAAGGTCGGCACGTCAGGTGTCGGCGACGCCATCAAGGCCGCGTTCAATCCAGTCCCGTCAGAGGCCACGAAAGCCGCCTCCGCGATCAAGCAGGTGGAGAACGCCCAGCGCTCCCTCGCCAAGGCCCAGCAGTCCCTGAAGGACGCGCAGGTGCAGGCCGCGCAGCAGGTGAAGCAGGCCGAGCAGCAGGTCGCCACCTCCGAACGCGACCTGACCGTGGCCCAGCGCGACGCCAAGCAGGCCCAACTCGACCTGACGGCCGCCCGCCGCCAGGCGGTCCGCGACTTGCAGGACATGAACAACAGCCTCACGGACTCCCGCCTGTCCGAGCGCCAGGCCACCCTCGCCGTGCAGCAGGCCGAAGAAGACCTCGCCCGGGTCCGATCCAACCCGGCCTCCACCCAGTTGCAGATCCAGCAGGCGCTGCTGGCCAAGGACCAGGCCGTGCAAGCGCTGTCGGAGCAGCAGATCGCCACCCAGCGCCTCACCAAGGACACCGCCGCTGCGAACAAAGCCGGGGTCGAGGGCGCCAAGAACGTGGTGCAGGCCAAGCAGCAGGTCGCCAACGCCGACCAGCAGGTCACCGACCGTCAGCAGGCCCTCGCGCAGGCACAGGCCAACGTCATCAAGGCCCAGGTACAGGGGCAGCGGCAGATCCGCGACGCGCAGCAGAACGTCGCCGACGCCGTCCGCTCTCTTGCTGACGCACAGCGCGCCGCCTCCTCCCAGGCGACGAAGCTGGGCACCGCGCTGGCGAAACTGTCCCCGAACGCGCGCGCCTTCGTCGCCGACCTCCAGGCCATGGCGCCGGCGTGGCGGGACATGAAACTCGACGTCCAGGACCGCCTGTTCGCCGGGATCGGCACCCGCCTCCGACAGGTCGGCACGCAGGTCCTGCCCACCGTCCGCACCGGCCTGGTCGGCACCGCGGGCGAGCTCAACCTGGTCGGGAAGAACGCCCTGTCCGCGGTCGCGAACCTACAGCGGACCGGCATCCTCAAGAAGATCTTTGACGGGGTGCGGACCTCGGTCCACAACCTGGCCCGAGTGCCCGGACAACTGGTCACCGGCTTCGGGCAGCTCACGGTTGCGGCGCAGCCCGCATTCGACCGGATCACCTCCGGCGCCGCCGGGATCGTCGACAAGGTGATGGGCAAGCTCGCCAAGGCCTTCAAGTCCGGCGGCCTCGAGGACGCCATCAACACGGCCCTCGATGTGGCCATCCAGTTCGGGAAGGTCCTCGGGAACATCGGCGGCATCTTCTCCGGGATCTTCAAGGCCGCCGGCGCGGCCGGCGGGGATTTCTTCGGGACGATCGGCGCCGCCCTCGCCGAGATCCGCCGCGTCATCAACATGCCCGAGGTGCAAAAGGCCCTCACGCAGATCTTCACCGCGTTGAACGCAGTCGCCAAGCTCCTGGCGGGCGCGCTCGGGCAGGCCATCCAAGCCGTGCTTCCGGTGCTGGCTGCGCTGGCGCCCGCGGTCACCCAGATCACGCAGCTTCTTGGGCCGGTCGTCGGTCAGGTGATCCGGGCGCTGGGGCAGGCGCTACAGCCGATCGCGCAGGCTCTGGGACCGGTCCTGGTCCAGGCGGCGAAGGCAGTTGCCGCGCTGGTGGTGGCGATCGCACCGCTGCTGCCGCCGCTCGGGCAGCTGATCGGCGCGCTCCTTCCGGCGATCACCCCGATCCTGTCCACCCTGACCACGGTGTTCACCGCCCTGGCCCCGGTCATCGGCCAGATCGCGCAGATGCTCGGCCCGGTCCTGCTGCCCATCATCAAGGGCCTGGCGGACATCATCGCCCAGCTCGCCAAGCAGTACGCCAAAGCCTTCCTCGACATCCTGACGGCGCTCCTGCCGGTCATCCCGCAGCTCATCCCGTTCGTGACGCAGCTGGCCAATTCGATCGGTCAGATCCTGACCGCGCTCGCCCCGCTGCTGCCGCAACTGCTGCTGCTGTCCGTGCAGTTCATCACCCAGCTCCTCCCAGCGATCGTCCCGCTGATCGGTCCGCTGACCACGCTGACCCTGCTGATGATCCGTCTGGCGACGTTCATCATCCTCAAGCTCGTCATCCCCGCGATCGGCGCCGTCGTGAAGACCATGGAGGGCCTGCGCAAGGCCCTCCAGCCAGGCATCGACGCAGTGAAGTGGCTGACCAAGGGGATCGCCGACAGTTTCTCCTGGCTGTACGACTTCCTGCTCGGCCACTCGGTCATCCCGGACATCGTCCACGGGACCACCAAGTGGTTCACGGACATGTGGCACAACGGCACCCGGATCTTCGGCAATCTGAAGAGCGACAGCCTGAAGGTCTGGCGCAGCTTCCTGAGCGGGGTGCGGTCGACCGCCTCGGATACGTGGGGGAAGGTGCAGTCCGGCTGGCAGACCTTCGCCGACTCCCTGACCGAATCATTCAAGATCACAGTGAAGGGGCTAGGGGCGGTCTGGGGCGGGATCCGCGACTACGTGAAGGGACCCGTCAAGTTCTGGATCGACGTCGTCTACAACCAGGGCGTCAGCTCCGTGTGGAACGCCACCGCAGGCAAGATCCCCGGCGTTCCCCGCCTGCCGCACATCAGCCTCCCCAAGGGCTTCGCCCGCGGCGGCATCCTGCCCGGCTGGTCCACCTGGCGCGACGGAGACGACCAGCTCGTGCCCATGCGCCGCGGCGAAGGCGTCTACGTCTCCGAAGTCATGCGCGACCCCTACGAACGCCAGCGCCTGTACGCCCTCAACGCCGCCGCGATGCGCGGACAGCACCCCGCCGTCGCCCGCGCCCAGTACGGGTTCGCCGGCGGCGGCATCCTCGGCGGCATCGGCTCCGCGATCAGCAGCGTCGGATCGTCCATCGCCTCCGGAGTCGGCAGCATCCTGAAGAGGGGATCCGACGCCGTCCGCGGCGGCCTCGCCGACGTCGCCTCCGCCGCCTTCAAACCGATCAAAAAGGGCATCAGCCGGGCCCTCGGCTCCAACGTGAACACCTACCCCGGCATGATCGGGGCCGCGCCGATGATGCTCATCGACCGCGCGATCGACTACATCCGCGGCATAGACGTCCCCGACGCCTCCGGCCAGTGGATCAAACCCGTCAACGTGCCCTTCGGGACACCGTTCGGCGTGAAGGGGCCGCGCTGGTCGTCCGGACGGCACACCGGCCTCGACTTCCCCGCCCCCATCGGCACCAAGGTCGTCGCCGTCGACAACGGCACCGTCAAAGAAGTCACCGACGGCGGCCCGTACGGCAAGCACGTCCTCATCAACCACGGCGGCGGCCTCGCCTCCCTGTATGCGCACATGTCCGCGATCGCCGCCAAGGCCGGCATCGGCATCAAGCAGGGCGCCCGGATCGGCTCCGTGGGCGCCACCGGCAACGTCACCGGCCCCCACCTCCACCTCGAGGCACGCGTCAACGGCACACCCGTCGACCCCATGCCCTACCTCACCGGCGGCGGGGGTGACGGCGGGCACGGCGTGCAGCGCTATCGGGGCATCGTCCAGCAGGCCCTGGGCCAGGTCCACCAGTCCCTGTCCCTGGTCAACACCACACTCCGCCGCAAGAACCAGGAATCCGGGGGCAACCCGCGCGCCGTCAACCTGTGGGACTCCAACGCCCGCGCCGGACACCCCTCCGTCGGCCTGATGCAGCTCATCGAGGGCACCTTCCGCTCCTACGCCGGGAAGTACAGCAGCAAGGGCCCGTTCATGTACGGCGTGTCGGTGGACCCGCTCGCCAACATCTACGCGTCGATGCGGTACGCGCTCGCCCGCTACGGCTCCCTGTCGGCCGCCTACAACCGGCCGGGCGGCTACGCCCGCGGCGGCCTCGTCGGCGGCATCCGCATCAACCGCGGCCTGCCCCGCGGCTACGCCACCGGCGGCATCATCCGGGTCGGCGGCAAGAGCATCGACACCGGGCCGATCGCCGCCGCGGTCGGCGGAGACTTCCTCAAGCAGCTCCAGGGCACCGCCGCCGCGATCGGCGCCGCGATGACGCAGGTAGCGACCGCGGTGAAAAACGCGTTCAAGGGCGTCAAGACCGACCTCGACAACCGGCTCCTCGCGCAGATCGACACCTCCAACAAGCACTTGCAGGCCCTCGCGAAGCAGCGCGACGACATCGCATCGAAGATCACGGCGGCGAACACGCTGGCCGCGGACTCCACCAGCCAGGCCAACAGCTTCGCGGCCCTCACCTCCCTGCCTAACGGCGGCAACGCGTTCGGCGCGGCCGGCATCCTCTCTGGCCTCACCACCCGCCTCGGGCAGATCAAGGCGTTCGGCGCGAACCTGCAGATCCTCGCCAAGCGCGGCCTGTCCAAGGCCCTCCTACAGCAGATCATCTCTGCCGGACCCGACCAGGGCGCCGCCTACGCCAAGGCCCTCGTCGATGCCACCCCGCAGCAGCTGAAGGACATCAACGCCACCCAGGACGCCCTCGTCAAGGCCTCCACCCAGTACGGGCAGGACGCCGCCGACGCGATGTACGACGCGGGCACCCAGTCCGGGAAGGGCTACCTGGCCGGGCTGAAGGCGACCGAGGCGGCCATCACCGCGGCGATGAAGGCCCTGGCGAAGAAGATCCAGAAGACGCTGAAGGTCGAACTGAAGATCGGCAGCCCGTCGCGGATCACGCGTGCTCTGGGCAAGTTCACAGGGCTCGGCTTCGCCTACGGCGTGAAGGACGCGGTCCCCCATGTGGCTGCCGCAGCCGCCCATATGGCCGGCCTCGTCCGCACCAGCGCCGCCGCAGCCGCCTCCCGGGTGGAGAACAACACCACCAGCGCCACGTACGGAGACCGGGTCCTCAACTACCACGCCCTGGTCCGTGAACAGGCCTCCCGCCAGTCCATCCAAGCCGCGCTCGCCATCGAGGACGCGCTGCACCGGCCCGTCATCGTGGGAGGCTGACCGTGCCCCTCCTCGTACCCACCGCCCTACCGGAGGCCCCGCCCGGCGTCCCGTGGCCCACCCGTATCAACGAGATGCCCACCGTCTGGTTCACCGACCCGGCCGGGCTCGTGACGAACTTCTCCGACTGGGCCAACGGGTGGGTGCTACAGCCTGGCGCCAAGGGCCTCGACATGCCCGTCTACGCGTACACCCAGGACGAATCCCCCGGCATTGACGGGTACGCGATCCGGCAGGTCCGCGCGGGCGGCAAAGAGATCGCCCTGCCCATCGCGTTCTGGGCCGACGACTCGAGAGCCGCCTACCTGACCCGGCGCCGCACCCTGATCAGGTCGGTCAACCCCAAGCGCGGCGACGGCACCCTCACCGTCACCCAGGCCGACGGCACCGCCCGCACCATCACCGCCCGGTACACCTCCGGCCTCGAAGGCGACGAATCCCTGGATGCGGCCGGCGCCCGCTGGTGCATGGGCGTGCTGACGTTCGCCTGCCCCTCCCCGTTCTGGCTCGGCGCCGAGATCACCACCGAGTGGCGGGCCGCCGTGTCCGGGACGTTCTTCCCGTTCCTGCCGCTCACGGTCGGCAACAGCCAGGTCCTCGGGTCGGTGACGGTCGACAACGACGGCGACGACAACGCCTTCCCGATCTGGACCATCACCGGCCCGGCCACCGCGGTCTCTCTCACCAACGTCACCACCGGCGAGGTCCTCGTCCTCACCCACACCATCACCGTCGGCGACACGATCGTCATCGACACCCGGGAGCGCCAGCAGACCGCCCTCCTCAACGGGGCCACCAACCTGTGGGGCGACATCTCCGACGCCTCCACGCTGTGGGCGCTTGAGCCCGGCCTCAACGACCTCACGCTCACGGTGACCGGCTCCACCAGCAACACCCGCGTCCGCATGACCTACCAGCCCCGCTACCTGGCCGCCTGAGAGGAGGACACCTCGTGCCCGACGACACCACGCTGCGCGTGTACGTACGCGATGCGAGTCTGGCCCGGCTCGGGCGGGTCGATGACTACACCTCCCTCACCGTCGTCCCCCGCCACAACGCGGTCGGCGCCTACACCCTCGAGGTGTCCGCCGACTCCGACAAGGCGCCCCTCCTCGTCGAGGGCAACGGTCTGATCATCCGCACTGCGGACAACGCGACCGTCATGTCCGGGCCGATCCGCGCCGTCGACTGGTCCCGATCCTCCGCCGACGGCGGATCCGGGAAACTCACCGTCAGCGGCGTCGACGACACCAGCCTGCTGGCCCAGTACACGTGCTGGCCCACCCCGACCGCTGCGATCGGCTCACAGACCGCGTCCGTCTACAAGATCAGTGCGACGGTGGCGGAGACCGCGATGCGCGCCCTGGTCAATCTGAACGCCGGACCGGGCGCCCTCACCTCCCGCAAGAACAGCCTCCTCACCCTGGCCGCGGACGGGCTGCGCGGCCCGACCATCACCCGGCAGGTCAACCAGTTCGACAACCTCCTCGCAGTCCTCGGCGACATCGCCAACAGCGCGGGGCTCGGCATCCGCGTCGTGCAGGTCGGGGCCGGGCTGCAGTTCCAGGTGTACACACCGGTGGACCGTACGAGCACAGCCCGCTTCAGCTTCCGGTTCGGGAACCTCACCGACGCCACCTACTCCACCACCCCGCCCACCTGCACGCGCGCCCTCGTCGTCGCCGGCGGCAGCCCAAGCCCGCGGGTGTGCCAGATCTACGACCGCACCGACCCCCTCTTCCCGGGCCTGGTCATCGAGCAGTTCGTCGACCTCACCAGCGTGGACACCGCATCCGTCGACCTGACCGCGCAGATGAACCAGGCCGGTGCCGAGGCCCTCGCCAACGGCGCCGGACAAGGTTCCCTGTCCATCAGCCCCATCGACATCCCCCAGCTGCGCTACGGCCGCGACTACAACGTCGGCGACACCATCGCCGCGGACGTGCGCGGCGACTGGTACACCGACGTCGCCCGCGAGGTCTCCCTGACCTGCACGGCCACCGAAGGGCTGAAGGCCAGCGTCACCGTCGGCGGCGACGGGACGGGCACCAGCACGGTCGCCCGCATCTACTCATTCATCGGCTCCCTGAAGAAAGACATCAGGCGCCTGCAGACCAGGAAGGCGGCCTGACCATGGCTGAGTTCTCCGCGCCGTTCGACGGGGCGCCCATCACCACCGAGCTGCAGTGGTCACGGATGGCCCGCCGGTGGGGGTCGGACGGCGTCCACACCGAAGACCCCAACAGCACCGTCCTGAAGGTCACCGGCTCCGGTGCCGGAACCGTCGCCGTCGGCGCCGGCATGGCGTTCGTCAACGGCTTCTACTACAGCCTGGACGCCACCAAGAACCTGTCCGTCCCGGCGAACGCGGGCAGCGTCGCCCGCGTCGACCTGGTGGTGCTGCGCGCGGACCAGGGCGCCAACAGCGTCACCGCCGTGTACAAGACCGGCGGCGCCACCGCCCCCACCCTCACGCAGGATGAGACCGGGGTGTGGGAGATCCCCCTCGCTCAGTGCACCGTCGCCGCCGGGTCCTCCGTCGTCACCGCCGCGAACGTCGTCGACAAGCGGTACCTGACCGGGCGCGGCGTGTTCCCCAGCGTGCCCGGCGGGCGCAGGCCGTCCGCGAAGAACAGCCTTCTCGTGGAGGGCACCGACCTGTATGTCGGGGACGGCGCGGACTGGCTGTGGCTGGCCTCCGCAGGCCAGAAGTCGTTCACCTACACCCCGGTGTGGTCCGCCGGCACGTCCACGATCAACTGGGGGTCCGGGAGCACGAACATCGGCCGCGTCCAGGTCGTCGGAAAGCGCGTCGACCTGACTATCCACCTCGTGCCGACCGGGAACCCGGGCGCATACACCGACCCGCTGCAGGTGTCCCTGCCGCCTGGCCTGCCCGCCACCTACGCGCAACGGTCCCTGTTCATGTGGAACTTCACCAGCTCCAACGGTGAGGGCTCCGCTGTCGGTGTCGCGATGGTCTTCCCCACCGAATCCCAGTCGAAGATCGCCCGCTTCCGTTACTCGATGACGAACGGCAACACCAGCAGCGCCGTCCCCAACTCCTACTCCCTGTTCAACAACACGCCGTTCAACATCCGCACCGACGACGTGCTGACCCTCGACGGCTCCTACTGGCTCGACTGAGCCGCCGAAAGGAATTCCCATGCGTCATCAGTTCGGCGGCAGCCCCTCCGACTACGCCATGGAGAAGGTCGGCACCAGCCTCCTTCTGCGGCCGGCTGCCGTCGGCACCGTCTGGAATGCCCTCAGCGGAGGAACCCAGCTCACCGACCTCACCGACCTGACCGGCACCCCTATCACCACCGTCACGGCAGATTCCGACGGCGCCGTAGCCTTCTACGGTCCCGACGGCGTCACCTCGCTGTACGTCGACTTCGGGTACGGGCGCCGCTACGTCATGGCCGCCACCGACACCGGCAGCACGCTCGCCGCGTTCATCGCCGAAGCCGGCGCACCCAACGGGCTCGCCACCCTCGACAGCAGCGGCCAGGTCCCAGCCACGCAGCTCCGCAAGGCCCTGGACTGGCTCATCGTCACCGCCTACGGTGCCGTCGGCGACGGCGTCCACGACGACACCACCGCCATCCAGGCCGCCATCAACGCCTGCCCGCCCGGCGGCACCGTCTACTTCCCCCGCGGCGTGTACAAGACGACCGCCACCCTGGATCTCCTCAACGGGGTCACCCTGCTCGGGGCGCACGCCAACCTGATGGTCGGCCCCGGCATGACTGGCGTGGAGTACCCCTGCTACATCCAGCCGCAGACCCCGTTCACCGGCACGAGCGTCCTGAGGATCGTCGGCGATGCCACCGACGGCATCCACCCCGACATCAGCGGCGAGCAGCGCATCACCAACCTGATGATCGACGGTTCGCAGCTCACCGGCACCACCATCGACGGCATCTACGCAATCGGCAACGTGCAGAACGTGGTGCTGGACAACGTGTGCGTGCGGCAGATGCCCAACAACGGCATCGTCACCGCGTCCCGCACGGACGGGAAGTGCCCCTTCTCGTGGCGCCTGCACCACGTCATGGTCGACAACTGCCACAGCAACGGGATCCTGTTCGTCGGCAACACCGACCTCACCCTGGACGACGTGCAGGTCATCGGCTGCTACGCCCAGGGCATCGTCCTCACCAACTGCACCAACACCCAGCTGACGAACTGCCGCGCCGAATGGTGCGGATCGCACGGCTTCCGCATCACCGGCGCCTGGGGCAACTGGACCGGCTCCGGCGGCATGCTCATGAGCAACTGCTCGACCGACCGCAACGGCGGCAACGGCGTCCTCATCGACGCCACCGGCGCCACCCCCATCCAGATCGACAACCTCCTCACCCGAAGGGACGGCCGCAACGGCGGCGCGGGCGGCGGCGGCTTCGCAGGCCTCAACTGCAACGCGGCCACCGTGCCCATCGTCGTCGGCCTGGTCACCTGCTACCCGGGCATCGACGACACCGGTACCGGCACCAACTCCCCGCAATACGGCGCCCGCTTCACCGGCTGCACGTTTGTGGCCGTGGCCGCCGGATTCCTGCACGCCGCGACCGCCGGCTGGTCCGATGGGGGCGGCAACGCCGTCCTGCGCCGCGGCCTCAACATTGCCGAACGCACCGGCACCACCGCGGCGCCGGTCGATGCACTGGCCCCGCCCACGGACGTCGGCGGCAACTTGAACGTCGGCGGCTACCTGGCCGCCGCGTCCGGCCAGTCCGGCGGGCAGTGGAACATCTGGGACGGCACCAGCAAGGCCCTCAACCTGGGCAGTGCGGGCGGCGGCATCGGCATCAAGGAGGGCATCAACGCCCGCATGGGCGTCGCCACGTTGAACGGCACGACCGCGGTCACCGTCGCCAACACGTCCGTCACCGCAACCAGCCGGATCCTCCTGGCGATCCAGACACCGGGCGGTACCCCTGGCTCGGCGTACGTGTCGGCCCGTACCGCTGGTACCTCGTTCCAGGTGAAGTCGACCAACGCCGGCGACACGTCGACCGTCGCGTATGTGATCTTCGAGCCTGCGTAGGGAGAGGGAGTGTATGCCGCTCATCACCGAGGAGAGTGCTCCCGTGCTGCCCGTGGCGGGCATTGTGGCCGCACCGCCAGGCCTGCACGTGGACGCGTATGCGCCCGCCACCACCATGGGCGTGCCGACCCCGTCCACCGTGGTGGCGTGGGCGATGTTCGTCGACCCGGCCGCCGTGGGCGGGATGCGCCTGGACCCGGTGTTCCTGGCCGCGGGCCGGGCGTGGACGCCAGATCAGTTCCGGGCCGTCTACGGAGAGTTGATCGCCCTGGAAGTGGCCTCTGCATGAGGGGGCGGAGATCAGTCGTCCAGGCCGTAGCCCTCGGCGAGGGCGAGAACCGTGGCGCAGTTGCCGAATCCGAGGGTGGCGCCGTCCCAGTCGTGGCAGGTCTGGCAGCCGAACGGCGCGCCGGGCGCCCCATAGTCGGGCGCTACGACCGAGTTCGTGTAGGGGTGGGCCTCGAGGATTTTCCGGTGGGCGGCACACCAGCGGTCTTCCACGGAGCCGATCTCCGTTGCGGTCTGCGCCTGGTCGATCTGCTCACCGATCCACTCGTGCAGGCCCGGCGTGACGTCGTACTCGATGATGTGCGCGCCCAACGGCGGCGTCTCTGTGGGCTCGAGCTTGCGCCATGCCGGATCGCTTGTGCGGCGGGTCATGCTGCGATGCTCTCAGGCTCGCGTCGGGCCTCGAGCCGTGCGACGGCAGCCTCAAGGGCGCAGCCGTCCGGCCGGTCCTGCCAATCGCCGTGCCGGACGATCCGGACAGCGCCGAGGCTGTGCAAGACGTGGGGCCCGGCGGCGTACAGGACAGAACGGTCGCGGGGGCTGGTGTTGGTCTGGCGGCACCAGGCGTGGAACTCCTGCAGTGTGCGGGCCAGGACGAGGGTGCGGGCGGTGTTCCTCGGCGGCATATCCCGAGCGTAAGCACGTTCGGAGCGCGTGTTCCCCCGGCCCCGATCCGAGCCGGGGGAACACCTGACGCAAAAGTCCCTAGCCTTTGAAGCGAAGAGTAAGACCCGTGAAATGTGTGCATTTCGAAGGCAAGGGGTTCCGGTGGGGTCCACGCAACGCCAGTATCCGCTCGGGAAGTTGCCGGCGCAGCCCGCGCGCCCGCACCTGAAGCTGTCCGAAGTCCTGCAGGAGCGGCTCGCTGCACCGCCCGCCTCGGCCGCCTCGGCCGACTGGCAGTCCAACAGCATCCGCTGGCCCATGTACGCCAACGACGCCGTCGGTGACTGCACCTGCGCCGGCGTCGGCCACATGGTCAACCAGCTCACCTTCTACGGGACCGGCGCCGAGGTCGTCCCGACCGAGGCGAACGTCCTCGGCATGTACTCGGCGATCACCGGCTACACCCCGACCGACCCGAACACGGACACCGGCGCCTACTGCCAGGACGTCCTCGGCTACTGGCGCACCAAGGGTCTCGAGGGCCACCAGATCGTCGCGTATGCGGCCCTGGACGTCTCCAACCTGACCGAGATCAAGCAGGCCATCAGCGTGTTCGGCGCCGTGTACGTCGGCCTGAACTTCCCCGACTCCGCGATGCGCCAGTTCAACCAGGGCAAGACCTGGGACGTCACCCGGGGCGCGCAGGTGGAGGGCGGGCACTGCGTCATCGTCGGCGCCTACGGCAACGGCAAGTTCGGCCTGGTCACCTGGGGCGAAGAAGCCGAGATGACCGAGGCTTTCTGGCGGAAATACGTCGACGAGGCCTGGGTGGTGCTGGACGCGGACGGCCTGACCAAGGCGGCCGCCTACTTCACCGGCGCATCCTCCTTCTACGCCCTGGGCGAGCAGTTCGCCTCCCTCACCGGCGAACCCAACCCGATCCCGCAGCCCCAGCCCGCCCCGACTCCCGAGCCGAGCCCGGCGCCGGAACCTGCGCCCGCCATCACCGCCGAGGACCTGGCCGCCAAGATGCGCGACCTCCTCACCCAGAACGGAGTCTGACCATGCCCGACCGCCCCGATACCCCGGACATGTCCCCCGAGGACCAGGCCAAGCACCTCATCCGCACCGGCAACGGCCCGACCGACACCGACGAGGCCACCGTCCTCGAGAACGAGTTCGGCGCCCCCAACAGCGACGGCGTGTACGGCGCACCCGACACCGAGAACGGAGCCGACCAGTCATGACC